GTTTCCTGAGCTGCAGTTCTAGGGATTTTGATGGGCCCTACCCATTCTCAAGAATGGCCCTGGGACGCATCAGATCGATCCAGGATCGACACGCTCCACGAGTGGTCCTGGGATAGCGGGTTACCATCCGCGTCGTAGCCTGACTTGGTGCAGCCCCGTTCCCGCAGACTTTTGGCGTGGTGGCACTCGTCGCACAGGTTCTGCCGGTTGCTGTCGTCATCTGCCCCGCCTTGGAACAGGGGGATACGGTGATCGACCTGGGTTGCTGGCTTGATGCGGCCGCGCTCCAAGCACTGGCAGCACAGCGGTTCGGCTCGCAGCAGACGGCCGCGTATACGCTGCAATCGACGCCCGCGGATTCGTTTCACGTTGCTTAAGGATTGCATGGCTGCGGCGGATGGTATCGCCCGTGGTGCGTCCAGGTCAATCACTGGTCAGAAGAAGTCCTGCCTGGTAATGGCGCGGCGGGCGCACATCAGGCCGATCTGCAGGTGGGTGCGAGCGATGGTGAGCCAGGCGGCGTCGGCCTCGCCTCCGGTCTCGATGAACTTGATGAGGTGCCGCAGGTTGTTTTCCACGGTGTCGCAGTGGGCGATGCGCTCTTGCTGATCGACCGTGAGCTCGCGCCGTCTAGCCTCGTGAGCCAGGGAGACCGGAGCCCCATGGGTAATCATCGGTCACGTTTCACGTGGAACAAGCCAGCTCACCCGCCGATCTTCTTTTCGACTTTGGTGACGGCCTCGGCGATGGTCGAGACGATGTTCGGATGCGCTTTGCCCCACATCACGCAAACCACGGCCAAGACCACGTTTTCAAGCAGGAAAGCGAAAACCCACATTGCGGTATGCACGGTTTCGGTCATCGTGGCCTGCCTTTCGAAAAGTCCGCCCCGGGAATACGCCCGCTCCGTCGTCGGGTGGAGGGGAAGCAATGAGCGGCCGTTTGACTGGAGGGTTCCGGGGCGGGTGCGGCGAATCATGCGCGCCGATTCACCGCTATGCAAGATGGCGGCCTATTCGCTAGCCGATTTGCGCGGCCTTGCGCGCCCATTGTTGGCCGCATGCCAGACCGACGTGTTCGGCGTCACGCGCATCCCGAGCGCGCGCATTTCGGCCGGTGATCGGCATCTGCGCCGGTCGGTGCTCGCTGGGTTCAGCTTTCCGGTTGCATGCAAAGTAAACGCATCGTAGTCGGCGAACACGGCCCGGCAGCCGGCGCAGATGCCTCTGCCGCGCAAGCGCGGACGATTGGCGCTCATTTGCGTCTCAATCGTCGTCCTCGCCGTTGTCATCGTCGTCCGGGTCCGGGATCACAGATCGATGATCTCCACCATGATGCCAAGGCCGTGCGTGTGCTTCATCAAGCGCGCCACTGCGGCCTCAGAATGCTGCAAAGCGACCTGAGGCTTTGGCATTCCGCCTGGCGGCAGTTTGACCACGAAGCCGTAGCCGATTGCAATTTTCCCCAGCATGTTGTTGAAGTAGCCCAGACGCACGTCGCCCGCAAATTCGCCCGAGTCGATCTCAACGTGCGCATGGTCCGGGACATCTTGCAGTTCGTAGACCCGGCGCATTTTCTCCGGCTCGCCTCCGCGGCCCAGAACCTTGACCTTATGCAGATAGGCCGCATACGTGCCGGCCGGGATCGAATCGCGCGGCTCGAGCGTGTCGAAGCGCTCTTCACGTCCCTCGGCCGTGCGCAGAACAAAGCCGCCTTGCGTACCCGCATCGGAACGGCCGTGACGCCGAATCGTGACCACCAGCATGGAGGCGAATCATAGCGAAAGCTGCTGAGCGACCAAGGGTTGAATCACCACGCTGGCGCGCGGGTTGGCGCGGTCGATGCCGTGGTAGACGTGCTTCTCGCGCACCTGCCGATCGTTGCGGTAGACGCCGGCTTGCACCAGACGACGCGTGTCGCCCGGATCCTTGGCGTAGCGGTCCTGCAGCACGTCGAGTACGATCGACTCATCGAGGTCTGGGCGCTCGCTGGCGTACCAAATGTGCAACGTCACGGCCACCGGGCCCTCGAGTCGCAGGCGGGCATGGGCTGGGATCTGGCGCAGCGCGTCACGTTCGTAGACGAGCGCTTCTTTGGATTTGACCACAGCGGTGCGCTCGTGCTCTTTGCCGCGGGCCAGCGTCACAATGCGCCGCGAGTTCGCCTTGCTGCACGGCTCGCCGAAGATGGTGAATGCGATGGGCCCGAACGATTCGTTGTATGGCGCCAGTTTCCAGTGCTGCGGCTGATGGCGAGCCGACGGTTGCCCAAGGAGCTCGCTGGCCAGATCCTCCGTCATCGGTTCGGCAGCTTCACATCGGCCGCGATGCTGAGCAGAGCAAGGCGCGCCTGGCAGCCGGCGATCTCCTCTGCCAGCGCTTTGGCCAGTTGCGGATCGATGCCGCCGTGCTCGCCAAGGATCCGATCGATGATGGCCACGACGCGCTCGATATCCGGGAGCGCGCGCTCCTGGGCCTGCTCCGGGGTGATCTGCGTCACTCGCCGATTTCCTCGAATAGCAGCGAGAGTTGCAAAGCGTCGCGCTTCTTGTCCGGGAAGTTCTCGCCAGATCGAGCAGCAATGAACTTGCGCAGCACGGATGACTGAATCCCGGCCTTTTCGGCCCACGCCTTGATCGATTCGCCCAGCACGATCGCGGCGTCGTGTGCGTGCTTGAAGTCGGCGATCATGGTTTCTATCGCGAGTGGATGCAGCTCTTTGAGCTTGATGATCGCTTCCTGGTGGTCGCTCGTTTTCGCCTTGCGGCCAGGCACTTTGCGGGCCGCTTTCTCGACAGCTTCGTCTGCGGCCAAGGCAGCGGAAATCTCGGCGGATTCATTGGGCAGTGAACGGTCTGCTTGCATGGTGGCTCCTCATCGGACTTCGTAACGGCCGCCCTCGGTCAGGCGGGATATAACTCATTTTGGCTTGCTCGCAGCTCCGAAGCGCTGCAGCTTGGCAAGGGCGGCCATCATTTTGACATCATCGCCGGAGATGATCGAATCGACTGCCTCGTCGATCGCGGCCATGATCATCGTTGCGGTGCGGGTGCCGGCCCAGAACGGCAGCACGTCCTTGCGGATGCGTGCCATCTCGTCGGTCAGGCTGCGCGAGAAGTCTGGCGGCTCGTCGACGTCCATCGGCTCAGATCACCTTGCCGTGGCGCAGATAGTCGGCGATGGGCGGCTCAAGTTCGTCTTCCCAGCGTCTAGCTCGCAGGTAAGTCGCTGGCAATGGAATGTGCTTGACGTCGGCTTTGGACCAGAGATCAAGCCCGAGCCGTTGACCGATGTCGGCCATGATCTTGCGCTGCACTTCGGCCGCTGGGCTTAGCTGATTCCAAGCCTTAAGGCCGTCGAGCTTGGCCTCCTTGCGTGGGTAGGCTGCATAGAATTCGGACCAGCCTGAAGCCGGCTGGATAGCCAAATTTGGACGAGTCTTTGTCTTTACCCCAACCCCAACCCCAACCCCAACCCCTAACGGTAACTTAGCGGGAACTTGACCGGAACTTTGCGGCAACTTAGCTGCAACTTTTGCTTTTTCCTCTTTTAAATCAATGGAACGAGCTTTGCGAGTTTGTCTAATCAGACCTCCTTTGATCTCCAATTCTGGATCGTCCCATGGACTAGCTGGAACTCTCCGAACGACATATCGACGATCGCATTGGAACCTGGCGATGTGCCAGTAGTCCGCCTCGGCCACCGTGTAGGGGCGGATCAAATCGGCATCCATGAGGTCAGAAAGGATTTTGATGGCGTGCCCATCATCTTTGACCTGAGTGCGAGCGTGCAGCCAGCGCCACATCCGGCGCGATCCGGCCTCGAAGTTGCCAAAATCATCGGCCAGCGGCAGCAGACAGACGTAGGCTAGCCGGTGCGAATCCGAGGGCAAATCCAGCCAGCGATCTGAATTCATCAACTCGGACTTCAGCACACGGTCGTAGATCATGGATTTTCTCCCTTACACGAATGCGTCGTACTCCCGGTTCGCATGCTCGCAAAATCGCAGGCACGACTGCTGCAGCCAGTAGTTGAACTGCCCTTCGAACTGCCAGTTGCGCTGCTTGTCCACGACAAGCCTGATATCGGGCTCGCTGACCAGCGCAGAGTCGGCAGTGCCGGCATCCATGCGGCGTTCTTTTTCCTTGTTGCGCCATAAAATCAAGACGTTATCGACCATGTCAGGCACGGCACCCGTACCGCGAATGTTGTAGCCACCAGGAATCTTGCGCTCGTCGCCGTTCTCAGGCTTGGCGCAGTGCGCGACCAGGTGAATGTGCAGTCCGGTCACCTGCGCCGTCAGGCAGCAATCGTTGACAAAATCCTGGTGCTCGGCGCTGCGATCGTTGTCGACCGACAGCACCTTGGTCAGGTTGTCCAGGATGAAGTGCTGCACGCCGTATTCGAGCGCCACGTATCGCATGATGGCGAGCAGGTTCTTGGCCGGCGCGCGCCCGGTGAAGTCGTAGATGGTCAGGCACTGCTCCATCGCCTCGATCGCGCGCAACACGTCGAGCTCGTCGAGCTTTTCCTTGGCCACCGCCTGCTGCACCATCTTTTTGAGCAGCACCGCCCCCGGCATCTCAAGCGAGGCGATCGCCACGCGGGTGCCAGTGCACGCCCAGTGCGCCGCCAGCTCGGACAGAAAGGTCGACTTGTAGGAGCCCTTGTACCCGGCCCACAGGCTGACCTCGGCTGGCCTGAACTGCAGCAGCCCATGCGTCTTGGGCGCCGCCATCTCGGTGCCACGGCAGCCCGGCTCGGCCACCAGATCCAGGACGTCTTGCAGGAAGCTGGCCGGCGAGCGCAGCCGGTAGGTATCGGCGGGCAGTGCCCATTTGGTCGGGTCGAGACGGACGTCGGTACGTACCAGCTTGCCAGGCCCGTTCATAGCCCCAGCCTTCGCGCGAGCTCCAGCATGGCAGCGGCGTACTCCTCCGGCGTGGCGTGGGGATGGGAAGCGATCCAGGCCGCCTTAGCGGCCTCGTAGGTTTGCCAGGACATGGTGACTCCTAACAAGTCGGAAGGTGGTAATCGCGGGGCGTGACGTGTTAGGCGCCACGCGGCGGCGGCCAGACCGCGCAGCCCGCTTAGCCGTAATTCTGAGCCAAATGCTGAACCAAAACAATCAGGCTCGTCTGCAAGGCAAAGCCTACAGCGGCGCTATATTGCCGGGGACGGGATCACGCTTTGCTGGGGCGGGCCAGTTTGCGCCGAAGTTCGGCTGCTTTGATTGCGGCTCCTATTTTCTTGCGCCCAATTTCTGACAATTGGTAGTTGCGTTTGCCACCACTTTGTGTATTCAGGCCAGCCGGCGCCAAAGTTCCGAGCTGCAAGATGAAGCGCTGTTCAAGCAATTCGGCACACTGGCGCAACCTTGTTGCTGCGACCACTCTGATGTCGAATGATGCCTCACCGCATTGGCGAATCTCTTCCGATAGAAGAGAAGAACCCCCAGCGCCCGGCCGATTGCTGCGAGCAACCGACAAATGATTCCTGAACCTTTTCTCGATTGGCTGCGATGTCATACCCACGTACTGCTTGCCACATCGGCCGCACCGAATCGCGTAGACCACGATCACGGCCGCTCTGTCTCGGCGCGAAGCACGATCTGCCGTACGCGCTCCTTGCTGATGCCGAAATGCTTGCCGATCTCTTCCAACGTCAGGCCCTTAATTTTCAGATGCAGAATCGCCTGCCGTCGCTTGGCAAGCTGCTGACGGCGTTTTATCGTCGCGGGCGATGCGCCCCTCGGTAGAGCCATGCTGGCAGTTCCTTAAGATCGATGCTCCGATTTGACCATGAATTACCCACCATAGTCAAGCTTGACTTCGCTATAGACTTCAGGCACGATGCAGTTATTGGATGCATCACCCACCGGAGCCCGCCCCATGAAGCCATCTTTCGAACGCCTGTGGAACTCTGCGAACCTCGCGCTGTGGTCGGAGGCGGCCTACTTCGCCACGCTGCTGGCGACGGCGAGCGTGTTCGAGGCCGCGCGGTATCTGCATTCGGTCGGCGCACCGCTGAGCATAGCGCGGGCGATTTTGCTCGGAGTGTGAGCGATGACCTCGATTGAGATTCTTCATAACTGGATTAATCAAGGCGATCGACTGGACTGGCACACGTTGCGGATGGATACGCGTCTCGCCGAAAGCTACGTCCATTTGTGCGAACTTATCGAGCAAGAATATCAAGCCGAACTTGCTCGAACCGGACAACGCTCATGACCGACGAAGAAAACGACCGTCCCGCGTGGGGCAAGCGCGATCCGCTGGAGGTCGAAGCCAAGCAATGCCTTTCATTTGAACCACGTATCCGGGGCGGCTACTCTTTGCATAGTGAACACCGTCCAGAGCTTTGCATTGAGCCATGCCAGCGCCATATAGCCAGAGTTGTTGACTGTTGCAAAGCCGATCCGGACAGAGACGTAATTGAGTGTCCAAAGTGCGGAGAGCAGCGGTCCGTGCCATGCAGTTTTGACGAGGAATTCTCGTGATCCTCGTCTCCCCGATGCAGATCCAGGACAAAGACTTGATCGAGTTCGACGGCAGCGAGCATCAGATCAGGCTGTATCCCGCCGCCCGCAATCGCATCCAAGTCGAGGTCGATCTGATCGAGGGCGGCTGCACCATCGGCATCTTCTCGCGCGCCTATGCGGACAACGACGACGACAGCATCGAGGAAGCCACTTTTGATTGCATCGGGGATATACAGGAGCTGTGCAAATGAGCTACGTCTACATCATCTCGGAGCCCGGGCTGTTCACAGTCGGCTTTTACGATCCACTCGGCAAGTGGCATGGCGACAGCGATCATTCTTTGCGCGACGAAGCGGCGAAACGCGTTCATTACTTGAACGGCGGCGTTCCTCCCGGAACTCGCGTTTCGGCATCCTTGACTGCCGACGACCTACATGACATCACATCGAGGCGTTAAATGGACTACTACTCTCAACTTCGCGCGATGAACAACGCTCAGGCCGCCTATGACGGCCAGGAAGCGCCGGAGTACTACGAGGACGACGAGTTTCCGTCGTGGGCAGAGGGCAAGCGCGGAGTTCGATGCGGGCGTCGCTGCAGCGAAAGCGAAGGAGCAGGCATGAGTGCTGTTGGATACGAATATAACGGCTTCGTCATCCCGGACCACATGGCCGAGGGACTTGATCTTTACATCGAGCGCGGCGTGAACCCCCGGCAGTTTCTTGCTGGCCGTCCTCTGCAACGATCTGATGGAAGCGTGCGGACGAGCTGATCACATCAACATTCGCAATCTGCCCGCCTATTGCGGATACCTTTACAACGAAGTGCCGTCGCAGTGCTTTGGATCAGCGCGAAAGGTGGAAGCGTGGCTCGAAATGCATGCCAAGAAAAGGGAGGCCGCATGAACATCATCGCCACCTACGAATTGGGCGAGCCGCAGCCGTTCCGCCCAGCGCCCAGGTTCGCTTCTTGGGACACCCAGAAATTAGGCGGCATGGTCAAGCTCGCCCGTAAGCGCCTCGCCGAAGCTCAGGCGGCATTCGAGGCAACGCAGGAAATCGAACGCCGTCGCGGCAGGCGCATATGGGAATCGGAAGGGGCAGCCGATTACGTCAGGCGCTCTGAGGACGTCCTAGCTCTGATGGTGGCCGAGCTGCGGCGCAGGGCCTCCGAGTGCCTGACCGAGCGGCGCAAGGGGCCGCGGCTCGGCATCGAGCATCGCCGCGAGGAGATCTGGCGTCAGCTGCCGGCGCCGATCATGAATCAGGCTGCGGTGGTGCTTGAATGATGCTCTTTCCTGAGCAATACCGTCTTGTGCGCGGTGAGTTCGCTACCAATCGGGGCGATCCGTTCGGCATGTTCCTGATTCCACCTACCGCGCGCCGCTCGGAGGCAATTCGCATCATTGCGACTGATGGTCGCGATCCAGATGAACCATTGCTAGCTTGGGAGCATGTTTCCGTATCGCTCGCCTCGCGCTACCCGACGTGGGACGAAATGTGCAAGGTCAAGGATCTGTTTTGGGAGCCAGAAGACTGCGTAATTCAGTTGCACCCGCCACGATCGCAATGGATCAACAACCATCCATACTGCTTGCATCTTTGGCGCCCGCTCGAATTCGAGATTCAATTGCCGCCGCCTATTACCGTTGGCGTCAAAGGATTGGGGCCAGAGGATTGCAAAGTCCTCGGGGAATTTCAAACATGACCGCCGCCCCCGTCGATCTGCCGCCGCTGCCACCTATTCCTGTATGGAAAGGAATAGCAACGATGGGAGAGATAGAGGCGGCGCTTCTCGCATGGTGCGATGAATGCGTCCGCCTCTCCATCCTTGCCGATCGTGCAGCGCGGCCCGAGGCGAAGCCGGTGGCGTGGCGATTGTCAGAGGCGATGGCAGGCGGCTATGGATACGAAGAAGACTATGCCGAAGTGCGCAAGTGGATTGAAACTGGTGACCACGGGCGTTGGCATCTAGTTGAGCCACTCTACTCCTTCCCGCCAGCCGATGCGATGGATGCGGCGCGGTACCGGTGGCTGCAAAAGGATTTAGGTCGATTAAGGCAGGCTTATCTCGACTCAAACGGGACAAATTTCAAACTCGACGCCGCGATTGATGCCGCCATGCTCGAAACTCCGACGAAGGAGGCGACGTGAGCGACATGATGGCGCTGCTGCGGGAGGCGCGCGATGAATTGGACGCGACTCTCGATATTCAGGCCAGCCCTGACCTAAAGCGATTAGTTGAGCGCATTGACGCCGCTCTGGCTGTCACGGATGGCTGGCAATTGGTGCCAAAGAAACCGACGTTATCAATTGTGAATGCCATGCGTAAGAGTTTTGGTCTGCTCAACACTTGGGAGCAAGTTTGGATAGATACACTCACCGCGGCGACGAAGCAGGAGGGCAAACCATGATTGACATGATCCATAATTTGCGCGGCGACAAGTTCCCGCGGCCATGCGACTGGTGCGCAACTGTACTCAGCGCGGAGGACGCGATCCCGATCTCAGGTGGCGAGTGGGTTTGCCCGCCGTGCTGCGGAATTATTCTGACGACCGGCACGATCACACGCATTGAAGAGCCGAGGAAGCCTTGACCACAGGCTCCCTTCTCCGCCGTGATCTGCGCGACCAGATCGCCGATCGCCTGGCCAAGCTGACGGCTGAGCAGCGGCTACTGCTTGCTTCGTGGCTGATAGATCAGGACTACATGGTCGTGGTCGAGGACTTCGATGAGCTGATTGGAAGACTGCCGGATGATGGGATGAAATGCTGATGGTTGCTTCTCCATCTATCAAATTGAGTGTGCGCCGCCGATTCTTTGAATTTTTCCTTGTCGTGGTGTACGGAGTGCTTTGGGGGATCTTCTGCGTTCTGTTAGGCGCCATGTCGCACGCGACGGTCAGGCTGTTTCTAATCGGATGGAAATGTCTAAACGATCTTTGAGAGCCATAGAAGACGGCATGATCTCCATCAACGAAGAAAACCACGACAGCACCGTCGAGCAGCTGCTTGGCGCGATCGCGATCCTGGCGCTGCTGGCCGCGCTCTTTTCATGTGGGGCATGGGTGTCCAGAAGCGACGACCGGGCGACGCGCGTTCTTGCAGCCGAGCAGTGCGGCGCTGCCAATGCTGCGTATGTGGCAGTCGAAGATGGCCGCATCGTGTGCCTGGGCGGATCAGGGAGGGCTAGAAGATGAACGAGCGCGACGACGGAGGGTCGGCATTTCCGGCCTTTATGAAAGATGGATGGGTTGAGGGCATGAGTCTGCGCGATTATTTCGCGGCCAAGGCGATGCAGGCGATGCTTCACGCGATGTTTGATGATCAGGCAAGCAGACGAAAGTCATCTGCGCAGTTCGTGGAGGCTTTCGGTGATCTTGCCACGGCCGCTTATGGCATGGCCGACGCGATGCTGCAAGCACGAAAAGGATGACCCGGCCGCGGGGCGCAGCGGCAACGTTCGAAAGGGAGAGACGTGAGCATTGTCGCAGTCTGTCACAACGGCGTGAATGTTTACGAGGACATGCCCGCGAGCGACTATCACGCTGATCCAGCGCCGATGCCTAGCCTTTCCTCGTCGATCGCGAAGATCCTCGTTAACCAGAGTCCGATGCACGCTTGGTTTGCCAGCCCGCGGCTGAATCCTCATCACCGTCCGGAAGAGTCCGAAGACTTCGACCGCGGTTCAGCCGCGCACTCGCTTCTGCTCGAGGGCGACGATCGGATGGTCGAGTGCGAATTCAAGGATTGGCGCACGAATGCTGCAAAGGACGCACGTGACGAGATTCGAGCATCGGGCAAATTACCGCTTCTTTCAAAGCATGTCGGTGCCGTCCGCAAGATGGTCGAGATTGCGAAATCATTTCTTGCAAAATCCGAGTTGGAATTGCAGATCGAAGATTGCTTCGCCGAGCGCACGGTGATCTGGCAGGCCGGCGGGATCTGGAAGCGCGCGCGGTTCGATCTGCAAGTGCGCGATCGGCCGATTCTGCTCGACTACAAATCCACTGAGTCAGCCGATCCGCTCTCGTTCTCCCGCCAGATCATAGCAATGGGATACGACGTGCAGGCCGCGTTTTACACCGAGGCATACGAAGCAGCATATCTATGGAAGTCTGAAAGACCCCAATCCGCTGGCACGGCGCCGACCTTTTGCTTTCTCGTCCAAGAACGCACCGAACCGTTCGCCTGCTCGCTCGTCGGCGTCGATCCGATGATGCTGGACCTCGGGCAGCAGAAATGCGAGTTCGCGTCTGTACTCTGGAGGGAATGTCTCGCTAGTGGGAACTGGCCCGGATACCCGAGACGAATCGCTTGGGCAGCTCCGCCAGCGTGGGCATTGGAAAATTTCGAACAGAGGAAAGCAAAATTAGCATTTCATTCGGCCGAGCGGTCCGCAGCAACGTTAACTTGCTGATCGGTGTGGCGGGCCCGAGCGGATCTGGCAAGACCTACTCGGCGCTGCGCATGGCATCCGGCATCACAGACGGTGCGCCTTTCGCAGTGATCGATACCGAGCGCGGGCGGTCCAAGCACTATGCCGATCAATTCAAATTCGATGTGGCCGAGATGGAACCGCCCTTCTCTCCGGCCCGCTATCTGGAAGCGATCGAGGAAGCCGACAAGGTCGGTTATCTGTGCATCGTCGTGGACTCCGCGTCACACGCATGGGCTGGGGACGGCGGATGTATGGACATGCAGGAAGCAGAATTTGAGCGATTGACTAAAGGCAAAGAAGAAAGAGCCGACGCGTTCAAATTACTTTCGTGGAAAGAGCCGAAACAAGAGCATAAAAGAATGGTTTATGGCCTGCTTCGCGTGAAGGCTCACATAATTATCTGCCTCCGTGCCGAACCAAAAGTTGAAATCACCAAGCAAGACGGCAAAACCGTGATCGTTCCGAAGAAGACAATGACGAGTATCGACGGCTGGATTCCGATTTGCGAGAAATCCCTTCCGTTCGAGCTAACCGCCTCCGCGCTGCTCATGCCAGATCATCCGGGTGTGCCGAAATGGATCAAACTCCAGGAGCAGCATCGGATCATGTTCCCGCCCGGCGAAATGTTGGACGAAACCGCAGGCCGTGCAATTGCCAAATGGGCTACTGGTGCGGAGGAAAAGAAAAACGGCATCATCATCGCCGATTGGGAGCGCCTGCTCAAAGAAGCGCCTGATCCGAATCAGCTAAAGGCGCTTTGGACCGACTGCGACAAGGCTTGCAAGACGGCGAAAGATGCGGAGGCCCGCGCACACTTGCTTATCGTCAAAGATGCGCGCAAATCTGAGCTAGGGCTCTAACCATCACGGCCCGACGCCGGAAGGCTTGCCATGAACGACTCCTGGATCACCTCGCGCGATCTCGCACTAGCGGTTGCGCTCATCGTTATCGGCGGCGGGCTGCTGCTGTGGTATTTGAAATGAGCGACCTAAGGGCATTACTGCGAGAGGTGCGCGCCGACATCGTGCGCAGCGATTACTCCGGCCTCAAGCCCACGCTTGTCAAAATCGACGCCGCGCTGTCCGAGCCTGCACCAGAGCCTTATTACGAATGCAAGATTTGCGGTGAGCAGGTTTTATTTCGCCGAATGGTTGTGCAACAGATTACGCCTGCTGAACGAATTGAGACTGGGCCGTACTGCAAACGATGTCAACAGGAACTTCTGTATCCGGACAGCCCGTCGGAGGTGAGGGATGCGGCGAGATATGTGCATCAGCGCGAGATGTTGATTCAGTGGATTACCCAACAGTACGGCAATAAAGCAGCGGAAGAAGCTGCAGATTACGCCATGGCCGCCATCGAGCGGAAGGGAGGAGCCAATGGATAAATCAGGCCCAGTCGATCCGTCGAAGCCCGATTCGATCATCCTGTCGGTGCGCTTGCGCTCCGGCAAATTCGAGTCATCAATCGAAGTGCCGATGTATTCGACGCCAGCGGAGATGCGCGAATTCGCAATGACGTGGCTACAGTTGATGGATCAGGGAATCAAACTGGGACAAAGGCCATGACCTCCCCACCGGATGTGCAGAACGTTCCAGACGTATGGGGGCTGCTGGAGGAGGCGTATAACTCGTTGCGGTTGCGACAAGTAGGCGAGGCGCTTCCACAGCGCAACGAAATTGAGCGATTGCGCAAGCAAGTAGCTGATGCCCTCGCCAAGCGCGAGCGATTCGTGCTTGTGCCGAGGAAGCCGACGACCGTGATGATGCAAGCAGGGTATGACGCCTACAAGCGAGAGTACGTGGACGGCGGAAACTCTGACGATATTTGGTCTCGTACTTGGGACGCCATGCTCGCCGCTGCGCCGAAGCCTGAGGGGAAGCCATGACCTCTGCCGACGATCTGCCAGCGTTACCAGCGTTGCCCGAGCCTACAAGTATTGACCCAGGCCGATTCGGCGTCATGTGGCAAGACGAAGGAGCATTGCTGCGCTGGCGTGATGCATCGGTCCTTGCCGCCCGCGCCGAGCGGGATGCGGAGATTGAGAGGCTGAAAACCGCAGTGGCGGCGGCCAAGTATTCACGAGACGAAGCCATGAACGCTCTAGCTCAGCGGGACGAGAAGATCAGGGAATGCATGGAGGTTTCTGATCACTGGGCGGTGAAAGCTCATGCGGCCGAGGCGCGGGTGAAAGAGTTGTCGGAGAAGGAGAACGAAGCCGATATGTGTCTTCAGTCCGTTCACGAGGCCCGCAAGATTATCAAGGAGCATCTAGGCGGCAACTGTGCATTCTTGGACGATGATCTGGTGCGATGGGTCGTTCGCGGACTCGATGAAATCAAGGAAGAACGCGACGTCCTGCGCGCCCAGTTAGCTCACGCTGAAGACATCATTCGGAAGGCGAAGGCAATATGATCAAACGGCCGGAGCTGTCTAAGTGAACGACTACTGGTACCGCTCGACTCCAGATGATCCGCCCAAACGTGAGCCGAAGGATGAAGCCATGACCGGCGAAGGCTATCAGCTCACCGACAACGCAGCCTGGCTCATGAAGTGGATGGCACGCCACGGCTTCGGGCTGACGCTTGCGGCGGTGGCGGAACTGGCGCACAGGATGGACGAGCTGCGTGATGGGGCGCAGCGGCAAGAGCCGACGCCATGACCAAGGAGCTACAGGGGCAAGTAACTGCAGTATTTTCGATCTGCGTCGAATCGGTCGAGATCAAGGGAATGCTGGATAACGGCAAGCCAGACTATTTCGTGACACTTTTGGTCGGAGGCGCCGATAGGCAAACATGCCGGATCGATGACACGATCATGTTGAAAGCCACTTTTGATTTGACTCCAAATGAATATCGGCAGACATGAAAGCATTTATGACAGCGGCAGCCGTAGCTGCTGGATGAGGCGGAACTGAGGAAGCCATGAGCTCGGCTGGCGTGACGCCTGAATTGCGTCGAGAAATAAAACGCATGTACGGAATAATTAAGCGAATCGAGGCTGGAAAGGCCGTGCGGCCAAATACCATCCGCGAGGCACTACTGGATTTGCGGCGCGCGATGGCCGCGGAACTGAGGAAGCCGTGACCGTGTGGGATTACCTGAGTCCGGATAATATTTTCTGGCTTCGCGGCTGGTTCCCCTGGGAGGAAATTCACATTCGAGCAGCTACGGATGAAGAACTAAAGCTCTTAAACGCTTTCTTTCGAGCTTCTTTTATGGCCGATAGTCAATGATCCTTCGCCCCGCATTCTGGACGTTGGTCGCGCTCGTGCTGATGTGGGCGCCGGTGCTGATCGAGCGATTGCTCGACGTGTGACACGGGAGGGCACATGTGACCATTCGTGGCTAAGAAATGTGACCGGAAAGGTCAGATGCGCCACCCGAGGACTGCCATCCTGGGTGGCGCGGTAATTGCAGATGTCTACTTCACTTCAACCAAGGAATCGAAAATGCGTAAGCAAACTGGCTTCACTTTGATCGAGCTGCTTATCGTGGTGGCGATTATCGGCATTCTAGCCGCGATTTCCATTCCGCAGTATCAGCAGTATGTCACGCGCGCCAAATGGTCAAACAACCTCTCATCGATCGACGGTGTAAAAATCGCGATTGCCGAATGCTCTCAGCACAGCAACGGCGTACTGGCTGGCAACTGCGACACGCTCGCGCTTCTGATCGCGGATGGAGATTTGTCCCCGGGCTATACGATGGTTGCTACGGCGTTCGAAGCTAATGCGCCGACGATCACAGCCGGTACGGCGGCTATCGTGATGACCGGAACGGCTGCAGTCGGTAGCTGCGTGGTCACGTTGACACCGACCGTCACAGCGCAGACGATCGCCTGGACGTTCACCAATGGGGCCGCACCGGCCGGTTGCAACAAGTCAGTAACCGGAGTCTGAATCTGACGGTCAGGAAGTACGCGACCGGAGCCGCCCTACGGGGCGGTTTTTTTCGGCCAAGACGCTATGGCTTCGACGACGGCTGCGTGTTGCTCGTCTGCCACACGCGCACATCGCTCAAGAAGCTCCGTAGCTCGCTCGAGAAATCCACAAGCTGCGAAGCCGCCCGGACCACTGCAGCGGGAGGCTCCTCCGGCTTGTTGCACGGAACCGCCACCACCTGTTGCCCGTCCGGCAGCTTGGGCGGAGGCAAGGGTGTCGCGCACGCGCTGAGCGTCAGTAGCGTTGCGATCGGCCAGAACACGTAGTTTTGTGACAGTCTGCAGATGGTCATTTTCGGCTTTCTTCCGTTGCATCTGATCCGCCAACCGTTCGGCCTCGAGATCGGCTTGGGCTTGGGTCAGCAGTTTGTGCTCAGCATCGAGGTTGTCCTGCCAGTCATCCTTAAGCTTCTGGACATCGGCGATGTGCGCGGCTTTCTCGGTGGCCAGCGCTTTGGCGTCGCGCCAGCCCGCGACATGCCAGACAGCCGAGAACATGGCCACTGCAGCTAGCGCTGCGGCTACTGCCTTGACCTGCCACGGGATCAGGCCCATCAGGCCACGGCGGGCGCTCCGGGGGCGCTGCCGGCCTGTAGCTGGGCCAGCGTGAGGCCCCCTGTGTACTGCACGTGGGCGGTCTCGCGCAGCGTGCCTGTCCAGCGTCCAGCCCATTCAAAGCCGATTTCCTCAGCGAGCTCGCCAACCCGTTCTAACGCAGCCGTGTCATTCCACGCGCATTTGCCGCCTTCGATCGGACAGAAGTCCAGCGCCACGCGCCAGTTGTGGAACGATTCACCGGCTCTGGCATTTGTAACAACAGATCCGGGCGCGGTGCGGCCCTTGGCGTAGAGCGCCGCTTGGGCTTCGCTGTCCCGGTAGGTACTGGTAATCAGGAGGTCGATATCGGCCGCTGTGCACGCTGCAATCAGCTGCTCGGCCATGTCCCTAACGACCGGCAAAAGGTCGTCCAGGCTGCGACTGCTGATCATCGGCTGAGCGATGCGAACACCAGGACGAACACGACGGCCGCGAACAGCGCAATCAGGCCGTAGGGGTTCACGCTGACGCTATCCAAAACAGCAAGATAATCAGCGTGATGGCCAGCGGCAGCATGTTGCATGTCCTCAATTTACAACGGTTTCAGATGGTTGGATAGCACGCCATGGATAGCCGGCGGGCGGCCCGGGCCATACGCACCAGCTGGCGCGCTCGACGCTGATAGACCAGCAACACCAGCGCTCGCCGTCCCATCTAGCGAAGCGCTCGGCGGTGGCAATCGGCTCCAGCGTCACGTGGTCGACCATGGTCACCAGCACCGCGTAAACACCGGCCGCAGGGGGTTTGATTTCTGAACTGAACCGCATAGCCATGTCGAAAACTCTACCGCGAACGCCACGGAGTTAAAGCTACCGCGAAACCGGAATATCGTGACAATTCGCCGATGGGCGATCGGCCGCACCTGCGAGAAGTCGACGTTGACGTGGGCGATCCTCCGGGCTCGCCGTCGCGCAATAGATCGATCATGGCCCTGGTTTTTCCGGTTGGCGTGGTCGCATCCATCATTGGCGGGACGGCGGTGATCAGCTTCATCGTGGGGCAAAGGAACGACAAAATCGACAACGTGGTCGAGTCGGTCAAGGAGATCAAGACCGAGATGTACCGCCGCTCGGACGCCGAGGTGCTGAACGTGAAAATGGACAACCTGGATAAGAGAGTGACCGCCCTGGAGACGGTCCGCCAGCGCACCGTCGACCGAGTGACGGCCAAGGTGGAGAAACAAGAAGACGACTTATTTACGCGCGCTCAGCACTGGATCACGGGGAGCGGGAAACGATGACTGTTGAACTCATCATGCTCGGCGCCGTACTGTGGGCGATCTTGACCTTTTAGCGCGTCGCAGCATCTTTGCCGTCGCCAGCATCGCGCTTGGTGTACTTGGCCTGAATCCATTCGGCCGCGATCTTGGGAGCGATCAGCACGATCACGTAGATCCCGAAGACGTAGAGGAAGGTGGTCGGTTGCTGCAACCAGCTTGAGGCGGTGTTCATCAGCGCCCAAGTTCCGAAGATCACGCCGACGAGATAGCCGATCTGCTTCATCGATGCCTTATCGTCCGGCCCGCGCAACGCGTCGACCAAATTGAAGTCGGAGCGCTGGTTGGCCTTGTGCATGAAGCGGGCGAACAGGATCATCGCCACAACCAGCACCACATTGAGCGGCTGAAACCATTGCACGATGATCGCAGAGACGGCAGGCACGATTCCGGACCAGTCCACGGTGGTCGCGGCGGTCAGGGCCTCAGCAGCCGGGGTGGAATCGGACATATCTGAGGGCTCCTGGGGAAACGCCGCAAGCTTGAAAACTACGCCGGCTAGCACTCGCAGATCGTTCGAAAAGCGCTATGGCGTCGTGGCAAACGTGGCAATGCGATCATCCAGCCAGCTCGTGATGCTCGAGACTCCGGTGGTGACCCGCGCCATCGGCATGCGTCCCGACGTGTAGGCGCTCGTGTTCGTGGTGACAAGCCCCGTTGTCTTGTTGAACTCGACGTAGTTCACCGTGCTGGCTGTCATCGCGATGGTGCCGTTTGCAAGCCGCTGCGTTACGTTGCTGCCGTCGCGATATGGACCGCCGTAGTAGGCCCATGTGAGTCCCACGCAGGCGCTCGCGTGTCTGCCGCAAAATGATCCGGGCGATTCGGCATCGTCGGCCGCGTTGGCGGTGACCTCTTTTTGCGATTGCGCCGTGTCGATCTGGTCGAGAATGCTGGTCGGGCCGTCTGCCATGGTCGCTCCTTACCATCCTCCGGTGTATCCGGCCGGTGGTGTGTACGTGAACGCAGTCGCGCCGAAATTCGCGGTCAATTGTGCATTAGTTCCAGTTGCCGAAATAGCCCAACCAAAGATGAACCACGGTCCTGTACCGGATACTGAGCTCGCCGTGGTCAAAAGAACATTGTTTTTATACCAACTTACGCTCGGGCTAGATCCACTCATGTCAATCGCGAGGCCGATTACGTCCCCGCTGCCGTAGGTGCCAGTTCCAGATGAGTTAACACCCCCGTTGAGAAGCAAATATCCACCGTCCCAACCTCCACATGTCCAATTAACCGCCGAAGAAAGCACACCAGCACAAGCCGAATCACAGATACCGACCCCAATCTCATTCTGGAAAGGCGCTCCAGCGTGAGAAGCATCCACCGTAAATTCCACATAGTATTTGCCTGACGAATTAGCATGCGAGGTAGTACTCTGCGTGCCGTGTGTCGAATTAGCGCCACCCGCTGTCGAGGACAATGTGAGATTTGCGTTGGAAAGCGAGTTATTTGATTGAGTCTTTGCTGGATCCCAAGTCGTACCGCTGCCGCTGATAAATGTGGTTGAGAGAGTCGCACTGCTCGCCTGCGTCGCCGTCATCACCTTAGGCGTGATAAATCCGGCTGACAAAGAAGCAGTCGAAGCTTGCGTTGCCGTCATCGTCTTTGTGTACGTGACCGGGACGTACGGCTGAGGCGCTAATGCAATGGTGGCTTTCGCCATCACGCCAGGCCCGGTGATCGCCGATATCTGCTGAACGCCGAACGTGATGCTCGTTAGACCGCTACCGCCGAAGTCCGTTATTTGCTGCGCAAGCGTATAGGTCGCGGTATGCACTCCGGCGCCGCTCACGCTGATGGTACGAACGACGCTCGCACCGCTGAAGATCGACACGAGATAGGCTTCGCTCGCTTCCGACATCGGCACGTCGACCAGCGGCAGCCATTGCCAGTTAATCCGGTTGCGACGGATCCATGTCAAAACGATATCGTTGTAATAGCCTGCGCCGCCCGCATTCAAATGCACGGGCGAGAAGCAGACGAGCGTATTGGCCTGCTCGGTGATTGTCTGCTGCTGACCGGTCGGGAGCGGCTGCCCCTGCGTCACTGCGTCGTAGATGCGCGGCTGTCCGATGTCCGATGTAGGCGCGGCCTGGATCGCGATCACGCCTGGCGAGCTGAGCAGCACAAATGACTCGCCGACCGAATGCGTGAAGCCTTCCGTTCCGAAGCGACCACGCAGCAAGCCGGACAGCACGTAGGTGTCGGTGCCGGTCAGCACGGCATTCTTGAACTGGAATATCTCTTTGCCGAGCAGAGCGACGTTGGCACCATTGAGCACAGATAGCTCGCTCGTGCTCGATAGCGTCTGGCCGGAAAGAATCGTAATCGTGACGGTATTGCCCTCGTCGAACATGTTGCCGCCAACGGCCGCGGCCCCGAGCGTCGTCGTCGCACGTCCGACTGTGGCGAGCGTGCCCATCGAGACGCCTGCAACGAACGTGACGCCGCCGTCAGAAGATTTGTAGAGCGTGCCTCCAGGCCAGCCGGTTTCGCCGTACATCGCGACGTACAGGTTATCTGCCGCGCCATCCGGATCGCGCAGCGGCGGGATGTCCATGATGATCGCGGTAGTGGGCGAGGCGCCGCCGACTATTTGCCCGGAGCTGATCGCACCGCCTAGAGCCGATTGCGTGTAGACGGGCGCGCAGGCGGTGAATTCCCAGTCGATCTTCCCGGCGCCCTCGGTCTTGCGTGTGCAACGCGCTAGGTACGATTCGTTGTTAGTCTGGATGGTGAGAATATCGGTCGGTTCGTACTGCGCCCATTTATAGGACGTCGAGAACTTGAACGAGACGCGGCCGGCGATCGTATCCCACATGATGATGGCAGCGGCGACAGCGGCCTGCGTATCGTCCATGACTGCCGCGGTGTCGATCGACTGGATATTGTTCGATTCGAGTCCGATCAAGCGTCGCGCGTATTGAACGCCTGGCTGATAGTCGGCGCCCACGGCGTAGTAGGTGAGATTGAGCTGCGATGGCAATTCCATCTCACTGCCGCGCACGAATTGCAGCGGGCTCGCGTTGTTCTTGCCGCTCGTATCCGCTCCCATGTCGTCGAGCGTGATGGTCGCAAGCGGCGCGGCCGAGCGGTGAACGAATTTCAATTGCCCATCGGATTCGACTCCATCGAACCACCAGGCCGGCGTGATTGCTTCAATCGCGGCGCGCGCTGTCATCTGTCGATCGAGCTTGAATCCATACACCTGATCCGTCAGGCCAGTGACGTTCAATTGGCCGGTCTGCAGGCCGACTCGCTGGCAGATGCCACTCACGATGTCCGAGAGCGTTATTTGTCCGCTCGAGCTGGTGACGGAAAAGAGGGCGTAGTGGGTGAAATCCGTGATGAGGCACAAGCCATTGTCGGCGAACATTGCTGTATTGGCGCCGAATGCTCCAGTGAACGGTGATCCAAAATTCTGCGGCGTTGTAACGATGCCACCGCTGATAGCGAACCTATATAAAATATTAGCTCCGCCAGATCCGGTGAGCCAGACCGCTGAGAGGTTTGACTCAAGCATCGCGCTGTTCCAAGTGCTCGACGCTGTATAGCCGTTACTGTTGAAAAATCCGCTGACTTGAGCGAATGCATCCGCGCCGTGGGCAGCATAGAAGTTATACCTCGCGATCTCGGCAACCGAGTAATCAGAGCCGACCGAAAGGATGTGCAGCCAGGCGTTCGTATTGGTGCCGTCATACGTGACGGCGCACACGTGCTGCCAATCGGCGCAAGGAAAAACAGCGTATAGCCTCCACGTGCCAACTAATCCTGGCGGTGTGCTAAGGCTGGCGATAACATCTGTTTGAAGTGTTCCGGTCGCATAATCCTCGACCCACATCGCGGGTCCAGTGCCTAGAATCCCGGAGCGCGTCGGGCTCTGCAAAATTACGTCGGTTGCTCCTATGCCAGTTGAGTACACCCCGCAATTGCCAGCGGCGTGCGGCATGATGAGGCCAGCGTAATAAGTGCCGGCATCACCGAATTTAGGCGGGCCGCCGACTGCGAGATTGTTCGTCTGAATGGCGGATTCGAATGAATTTGGCGTTACTGGGGCCTGCACCGAGCCATTGGAGAGTGCCAAAATATAGGTATTGCCGTCATTGCCAGCCGTGCCGCCTCCTACCAAGAAGGCGTTGCGATCGTAGATCCTGACCTGAGAGCCGCTGATACCTGTAGGAATGCCGACGAATTTCCCAGTGGTCGACCCGCCTGGATAAAGAGGGAACGAGGTCGAGTCGTTTTCCCAAAGTTTGGTGATCGGGGTAGTAACTGCCGCGACCGTGACCACTTCGGCTTCGATCGACGGCTTCATATTGGCAAAGTTCGCTAGCGGTAACCCGCGGAACACGAGGTAAGCTGTGCCTCGATAGGCCGAGACATTGCCTGCGCCGTGCCAGCTCTGCATCGTCGGGTCCTGATTCTGCGTCGTCGTGCCCAGATAGACAGTCAAGTAATTGGCAGCGAATGTGTTTGAGTTTGCAATGGTGCCGCCGCTCGCCGTGGAGCTGACGTCATAGATCAAAATGCGATTCGCCCATATCTTTCGGATTCCTGTTATAGGCCCCTCGCACAGCGCCACCGCAAACCAGCCGTAATAGGCGAACGTCGTGACCGATGGGCCGCCCTTGCCGCCTTGCGTGCTGCCTACCTCCTGGATTCCGGCCGGATCCTCATCGATCAGTGACCCGGTAACTCGGTCGGTGCCATACAGAATCGGCAACATGGCGCCATACGAGCCATTCATCGAGGCCAGATTGCGAGTGTGCGGCCCATCGATCTTTGGCGGGAAAAGAGCGGCGCCGGCAAGACTGCCAATCGCAAAGCCCAGCGCCGGACCTACGCCGGGGATGTAATAGCCGATGACAGCGCCCGCTATTGCGAGAACTTTATCGGCCATCTTCGACCCCTGGCATGCGATAGGCCCCGCGGATGCGGCTCAACCACAGAGAATCCAGATTGTTCTCGACGACCTTGCGAGCTGATGCGTAGGCATGAATGATCGTACGGTGGCCCTCAAGCTCTCCGACAATGGCCAGGTGTTCCGGATCAGTGGTGAATGTCAGCATCAGCACATCAGCCGGCTTGACCAGATGCAGCGGTACTCTTCGCATGTGCATACCGCACACGTGCCGCAAGCTCGTGCCGTCCGGGTGCCGTGAATAGTTGGCGAAGTCCACATCGGCCAATCCGAGCTCGCGCGCGACCCCGATGATCAGGCCGGCGCAATCGACACCGACGCCTTTAAGCCTGCCCTGATGCTGCCAGCGCGTCCCGATATATGTGCGCGCCTGCGCGACGACCTGGGCGCGCGTGACGCTCATACGCCTCCGGGGCGCAACATCTTATCGAGGCCAGGCAGACGGTTAAAGCCGCCGTGATTGATGCCGTTCGAAAATTTGTTGACGCAATCCTGCGTGAAGCGCTTGCGGCAGCCAGGGACAATAGTGAACAGGTCCCCGACCTGCACATTGTTCAGCATAGGCAGTTGCAGCACAAGAACGCCACCGGCCCCGTGCGCCTGCACGTCCATCGAGCGGCCGATGTTCAGTCCACTGGTCCAGGTGAGCTTGCCGTTACCGAAATAGTCGGCTGCCTGCGCCAGACTCGACGCGGTGAAATTCTGGTTACTGGCTATCGATGTTACTGCGACGCCGGTTACTGTGAGAGGCACCAGATTGACATTGCATAGACCGCGATTGCCGGGCGGGCCGGTGAGCGAAGTCGAGCCAAGATCCCAGCGGCAGGCCGGTGTGATCACGTCGCCAATCTGCTTTTGCAAATACTGATTCAGCCCGCGCAGCTCTGCCTGATACTGGCTCGGACTGGTCACTGTCACTTGTCCGATCACGCCGCTGCGCATCTCATAGGCACCATGCGAGAGATTCTTGCGGTTGACCATGAACATCCTGAACTGCGCATCGTCCCACTTGCCGGCCATCAGATCGGCCTCGGTGAAGACGCCCGCTTGCAGATAGGCAACGACCTCGACGTGATCCACCGTCATGTCGCCCGAACTTTGCATCTGCGTCGGCGAGTAGCCTTCGGTCGGATCGTAGGTGTGGCCGCCGAAGACAATTGGCTGGTCGCAGTCCGTGAAGTAGAACGCGGCGCCGTCGGTGCGGGTGATCGCGAGGCACGTGTTCAGCGTCAGCACCTCGGCTTGTAGATCGGCGAGCAGGCCAGCAGAAATAGTCTTCATATGCGCAGCTCGATGATCGGAATGGTCGGCCAGCGGATCAGCAAATCTCCGCCCGGAACGCGATCTACTATTTCGTATTTCATATCGTCGATATCGAAGCGGACCGGCACATCAAATTGACCAGTCCAAGTTAGAGCGTGAGCCATAGTGGGCGCCCCACCGAACGTCACGAGACCAGTCGTGTAATCGACCGTCGGCGACACGGGCGAGCCGGCATCGAAGAAGGCACACGTCCCGGAAATGGGCTTGCGGATCAGACGCTGATCTGTCAGCGCGCCGGTCGCGTAATTCTTCACCATCTGGAAGATGGTAGTCACGCCATCGCCAACGCCGGAGAGCCCGAGCACGCCCGTGCCACCAGCCATCGAATCGGTGAAGTCGCTGAAATCCTTGAAGCGGAATCCGTGCGTCTTGCCATTCATCGCGCGGAAGTAGGCAATCAGCGGCCCATATTCAGTCAAGGTCTTCACGACCTGGCCCACATCCCACGTCATACGCCCGTAGGCCCATTGGCTGAGCCGCTGCTCGAAGCCGGAACGAAGGCTAATGACGACCGTTGCATAGCCGGGGCCGCCTTGCGCGTGAAAGGCGATGGCCTCCGGGAAGCGCGGAGTCTCGATGAACGCCATCAGTTATTGCGCCTGTGAGAGACTGCAATCGCCCTGGCCACCGCGGCGCCGGTCAAAGCCATCGATTCGCGCGTCACTGGCTGCCCGGCTGGCATGTGCACATGAACCACCATAGAGCCAAAGCTGCCGGCTGACGCAATGCTGCCGCTACGCCCTGGCATGAATAACTCTGGGCCGCGCTCTCCGACCAGATAGGCACTGCTACCGCTCACGTCGCCGCCGCCCTGCTTGCCACCGCCGAAAATAGAACCAAGAAAGCCGAAGAATCCTCCCCCTCCGGCCAGATTAGCGGGAGGCCCGGCTTGCCCTGCCGACAACCCATTCCCGCCTCCTCCTAGCAGGCCAGCAAGCGCACCAAATAGCCCTGCGCCACCACCCGCGTTTGCCCCACCGCCGAAGATTTTCTCCGCAATGTCATGGGCGGCAAGCTTCGACAGCTCGCTGAAGATCGAATTGACCATGTTGCTGAAGGCCTGTCGCACGGATTCTGTCCCATCGATTACTTTGGCGAAGTTGTCGGCGAATGCAGTTTCGAATATGTCCGTCAATTTCTTCCCAAGTGCATCAGTCGAGGCAGCGAGTTCATCGATCTTGAGTTTGAAGGCTTCCGCCGCAGCGACCGACCGGCCACCATCATCAACGGTCTTCGCAATACGGATTTGCTCGTCAGCAATTCTTTCGAGCTGATCGATTTGCGCACGCCTTGCTGCATCGATCCGCGCGAGGCCGTCCAATTCGCCGATTTGTCCAGTCTTAACGGCTAGATTCACATAACCGATCTGCGTATTCAGGTTTTCTTCGATCGTTGCGGCCTCGCTGCGAAGATCGTTCAGCCGCTTCTGCGCGACCTCGAATCCTTCCACTTGACCCAGTTGACCCAATCCTGTGATGTTCCCTTCTTTGATCAATCGCGCCCTGAACACGCGATCCGAGGCTTCTAGCTGAATCCTCGCCGCCTCCTCCGTACGCCCTTGCTGAATCAATAATTGCGCGTTCAGATGCATCAGTTTATCGGTGTAGCCCTCGACTGCTTTTGCATCGTCATCGGTGATCTTCGCCAGTGCGGCGCCCTCAGCCTGCACAGCGCGGCTGAGTTGCGCTTGCAGTTCCAGTATCTTTAGTTCTCCGGATTCCTTTTCCTTCTTCGTTTCAGCGCTGGCTATATATTTTTCGACAGCCGCGATTTCGGCGCTGTAATAGGCCGTCACCGTCCCGAGATGGTTATCTTGCGAAGCGCGCAAGCCACTGAAGTAATCATTGATCGACAGCCGATTGTCGTCGTACAGCCGTTTAAGTTGTGCGTCACGCGTCTTGAGCAAATCATTCTCTGACGTGATGAACGCCTGCAAGGTCTTGAGTTGCTGATCCAGAACTGACTTGTCATCGCCACCGGCCGTGGCCCCGACTATCGTCGGTTTGGCCGCGAGAAAGGCGGGTGGTCCTTGCTGTGCTGCCGCTCGCCGTGCATCTTCTAATTTCCGCGCCAAGATGTCAGAAAATAGCGGCTTGTTGACGAGACTCTCTCCATACTCTTTATCCGCTCGCTCTATTTCCGCAATCGCCGCGAAGTCGCCGTGAACAAGCGCTACCGCCTGCGCGGCGGTAGCTCCGAGGCTATGGCCGATGAGCGATATGACGCGCGACAGTCCTTGAAATGCATCGACTACGAAAGCGACCGTTTTCGCCGCACCTTCAGCCCATGCATTTATAGAGCCATCAGCCGACAGTTCTTTAACGCTTCCGCTCAAACCATCAGCACCGCGCGCCGCCTCCAGCATCGCCGACGCAAAGGCTTGCATGGTGGGGAGGACCGCGAGGCCGATTTGCCGAAAGACACTTTCGGTCGCGAGCTGCAATTGCCGCAGCGTCTTTTCGTATTGCTCCGCTTCGTGCGCCTGCTTGCCTGTGACGACCGCAACCAAGTCGCCGGCCTCGGCCGTATCGCGCAATGTTGCAGCTAGCTGCGTCCCACCTTTGCCGAAGATGAGTTGTAGCGCGGCGCTCTTTTCGATGCCATCTGCATAACCACCAAGGGCGACTGCGACCTTTTGGAACGCCTGATCAGCGGACAAGCCGATGAAATCACGCGCGGACAAGCCGATCGCTTTGAAAGCAGCAACCGACTTCGGGCTATCCGCGTTAAGCGCCGAGATTGATTTATCAAGCTTGGTTATGCCGGTGGCAAGCGTTTCCGTATCCGTGCCTGATAGGCGCGCGACCGCAGCTAATGACGACAGGCCCTCGACGGTTGCACCTGTGCGCGCGGCGAGATTTTCGAGGCCGGCAGCGGCTTCGATTGCTGCTTCGATATGATCTTTTAGAATATTGAAGCCTTCGGCTATTGCGAGGGCCTCGCCGATTGTCTTGAGTGTCCCGACAACCGACTTGAATGCGCTGTCCATCCGCTGCGCGCTATCCTCTGCGCTTTTGCGGACCGCAGTCATATCCGCCGAAAACTTGGCTACATTGGCAGAAATGTCAACGACGAGTGAGCCAAGCGAGGATGCCATCTATGCGTCCTTCATGCTCGATATGATGTACCGGGACGAGGATCGATGAGCTGCTTTATCAGTCGCGCCTGCTCTACTGGATCGGCTAGCAGAATGCCGTCATCATCTCCTGGCTTCTCGCTGAACAGCATATAGTCCGATGGGCGCCGCGGCTCAGTCGGAGGTGCAAAGGAATGATTCGCCGTGACCGCAGCGAGGATCCCGGTCCGAAGATCAGCGCGCTGCTCGCCGAATGGATCGATGGCATCGAATGCCATCCATTCGGTCAGCTCGGCGCTGCTGATGCGCGCCAGCAGTTCGCTCACCGTCATCCCGAGCGCTAGGGCGAGACGGAAGGCGAAGCGCCGTTCGGGCCGGGCGCGGAGTTTTTTGCTGCCGCTCCTACATCGTCGGATGCGAGACCATTGAGCCGCTGCGCCACGGTGAAGACGCGTCCGATCGCTGTTGCGGACTTCTTCGCTAAATGGTCAACCTCATCCTCGCCAAATAGCAGATTGCCCTGCTCGTCTACGGCGCACATAACGACGAGCCGCGATTGTATGTTCACCAGATCAGTTTCGCGCCCACCATCAGGTCGCACTGTGGTGGAGGATTGAACGAATCGACCGCGTTCCGCACCGGACATCATCCGCACGATCACCGCGCCGCCCCATTCCGGGACCTCGACGGTTTCGGTTTCGATGTCCTGGGCGGCGATGATGTCTTGCCGCGTCAGGATCTTCATGGCTCACGACCAGACGACCGAACCGGAGATCCTCGCATCCACATTGCGCCGCGCGATTGCATCGATCCCACCGACCAGTGTGAATTTCTTGATGTAGGCGGTAAAGGCTGCTGTCGGCGTGGTGCCAGCTGGCAATACGACTTTCATCGTGCGCGAGGTGCCTGCATTGTAGGCGGCCAGCAAAGCGGCCTGCCCGGCGTCACCGTTGTCGTGATCGCACTCGAAGCTGAATTGCCCGAAGTCCACCAGGCCAAGCGCGATTTCCTTGGCCGTGCTCTGCAGGTTCGTCTTGTCGAGCTCGGTCGCAGTGCCGTCCAGTCCGGTGAAGGTGCGGCAGTTGCCGATGAGCGTGTACGTGGTCGGGGTCGCAGTGCCGGCGCCGGCCGTGATCGTTTTGCCGGTGGTATCGACCTGAACCGCGAACGTATTGGTCGTTTTGTTCGTGACGGTGAAGCTCAGGCCGTTCAGGGTCGCTGCGTCGGCGCCGGTCAAGGCGGCGATAGCGACGAGATCCCCGTTACTGAAGCCATGCGCGGTTGCGGTCAAAATGGTCGGATTGCCGACGGCGACGCCTGAAATAGTCTTGGCGCCGCCCGTCCCAGTGGCAATCATGATCTGCGTGCCTTGCGCGCTGATTGCGGTTGATGGCATTTTTCGTCCTTTCGGTTAGTGCGTGGTCTTGCTGGGTAGAGCTAGTTATAGTGCGCGATCGAGTAATCCATCATCACGCGATGCATCCGCGTGTCCTGCTCATACAGATCCTGCTCGCCGTTGTTCACGTTCTGCTTGCTCCAGCCGAGCATCAGCGTTCGCACGGCCGCCGCAGTGGCCTGCGCGCTGGCATAGGAGTTTGACCACACGTCGATCTGCATGCGTGTGCTGTTGATCGGCGGATTGCCGTTGCCGTCCAGGATGTTCTCGACTTGCGAGATGACGCGCTGGTAGACGATGTACGGCATCAGCGTGCCCTGCGCTGCGATGGCGCCGTAGACCCGGCTTGCGACGGCCGGACCTAGCAGCGTAACCAAGTCTTCCTGGATCACGTTCGCGTTTTCAATCCATTCTGCAAAACGAGTAAATGATAAATGCAGTTTTGAATCGCCTTGCCAATTTGATCAACGTTTTCTATTTCCAATTGCTCAAGCCGATCGCGCAATGCGCATATTTCAGCGGTCAATTTCCCAAGAGATTCGCGAGCAATAGGAGAAAGCTCAATTCGCATTGTGATATGCGAATCCATCATCCGCCCGCCTTTGTGACCTCTTTCGGGATGCGTTCGGTCATGTACGCGCGCATCGCCTCGATCGCCGCTTCCTTCTTCGCCTCGAACGCAGGACGCAAGAAAGGCTTAGCTGGCATCTTCGAGGTTCCGAATTCAACCATGTGCCCGTAGTACGCATCCAAATTGACAACGCTCTTTCCACGTTTCACCGCCTGAACCGCGCGTCCCTGCCGCCAGCCCACGAAAAACGTCTGCTGAATAGCACTCGATAGCTCCGCGATCTGCTTCTGATAAATCGACTTCTTCAAAGTCCCGGGAGGTGGGTGGCCTGCCTGCACAGAGCCTGTGTACTGGGGCGCCCGTAAGACAGCCTCCTTACGGATTACGCTGGCGCCCGCGTTCACCGCGCCCCGGAGCACGTTGCGACCGACCCGACCCGGGAGTTCCGCGAGCTGCCGCTTGAAATCCTCGAAGCCGTGAATCTGGATGTTCTGAAACTCAGCCACTGGTCAATCCTTTTGTCACCGACCATTTTAAATTGGCAGATGTTTCCTGTTCCGTCTCGATGACCACTGCCGTTATCTCAGGAGAGATGGCAGCCGGCGCTCCGAACACATGGCCCGGATCCGGCACGGCAAAGCCGCCAGCGATGGCGCTCGATGCTTCCTGATCCTCGATGCTGACCGTGGTGCCGGCCGCGTAGGGACCGCTTTCTTTCACGAAATGGACCGTTCGCATAACACGTTCTCCTTTCCAGGATCAGCCAGCCACCGCCATTCCTTCGCTGGCCATGATCTGCACCCACTCGCCGCGTTCGTCCACGTTCAGCGGTGCAAGAATGTTGAAGATGCGCGAGCCAAAGCGCAGCCGCATATTGGCAACGCTCACCGGATTGGCGAACAGCGGCTGGTAGCGCACCGTTACCTGATGCGAGATGTCCGGATGAATCGCCTGCGCAGCCTCGCGCTCTCGCCCGGAAAGCGGCATCACCTCACCATACATTGTCTTGACCGTGCTCCAGGTGGTCGACTCGCCGCCGAAACTGTCCAGCGTCGCGCCCTTCTGTTCGATCACGATCGTATGGCGCAGGTCCCCGGCACGCATCTCAGAACTCCAGCACCCGGAACGGATCGAGCAGCCCGTCGACGTATGGCAAAGGCTCGACCTTGCCGCGACTCAGGATCGCGACTTCCTCATGATTGCCGTAGGAGGTGCCAAGCCTGATTTTCATCCAGCGCAGGATCCCGGCCGGCACACTGCCGACGAAACTCTGACCGGTACCGGCGTCCGTGATGTCGATCAGCGCGCCGCCAGAGGTCGCCGACAGCGTGTAGATGCCTGCCGAGACCACCGAGCGCACGTAGTAGTCGGTCAGAGCCGCCAGCGGCGCAGCTAACGTTCCGCCGATGTTCGAAAAGCGCAGCGTGCTCCCGATCACGAGCGATGGCTGCAGCGGCACCGTGATCCTGTCTGTGGTCGCATCAGCCGTGAACGGCGCAGCATAGCCGGCGATGAACTGGATCTCGACCGCCGCTTTCTGATCCTGCGTCTGCGGCCAGACGGTCCCGAAGGCCGGCACGAGCAACGCTTTTTCGCTAGGCACGAGCTGATACAAGCTCGGATCCAGCACCTGAGGCGCGCCGCCGGCGTCGACGTACTTGACAGCCTCGATCGCGATGGTAGGAGGCATCGGCAGGAAAATCTCATAGCCGGTGAAGCCGTCCGGCGAGAGAACCGTCATCGGGCCCGGATTGATGCCCCACTGCGGACCGTACCAATTCGCGGAGCCTACGTTCAGGCCGGGCCGCGGGAAGCTGTCGAGCAGGTAACTCAGCCGCTGGGCGACCAGCGCGCGGCGCGTGATGTTCTCGGCGTCCTGCCGCGCCGCTTCGATCCAGCCGGCGATAGCGGCATCGTCGAACGTCTCTGTTTGCCGCACGTGCAGCCTGGCATCAGCCACCGTGATTGGCTCGACCGTGGGCCCGGAGCGCAGGATCAGGTGTTCACGCATTCGATTGAATGGCCTCGATCTTCAGGCACGGGTCGACGATAACTACCTTGATGCCTTTTGCTTCGGCCCAGTCTTCAAGGTTTCGGCGAATCACATTTATGTGCGCTTGCGATAAATGCTCGCGCGTCGAAACTATGAGCATCTGCCCGGCTTTCGGCTCGATCGTCTTTATGGATTCGATCGTGATCTTCGGCGGATACTTGCGGTCCACACGGTCCAGCCAATCGCCAATTAATTTTCTTAACATCAGCTCCCCTCCTCGATCATCATGCCGTTCGGGTGAACGTCGTGCCGGTAAGACTCTTCGATCTCGGCGGCGCTCGGCAATGCTTCTTTCTCCGTCATCCCGACCACGATCCGATCATTCTCGCGCGTGAACGCGAGGTCTACGCAATCGTAGCCGTAGAAGCGCTGCGCTTGTGGGTAGAGCGCGTCCATCAGGCTGGTCGCCTTCGGCATCGCGAGCTTGATCCCGCGCGCAACCGCTATCCCGAGCCAGAATTCGACACAGGCGCGCCCCTTTTCGGCGTCGTGAGCGTCCGGATAGGTGAAGTCCATGCCGAACAGGCTTAGCTTGGTGACGCGCTTGTGAATCGCATAGGCCACCGCGTAGGCCGCTGTCGAGTTGAAATAGCACTGCGGAAACTCGTTCACAATAGCTTCGAGCGGGAATGCCGTGAGGGCCGGAAAATCCGGATGTTCCCTACTTGTCATCACTGGACTTAGCGGCTTTTTAAGCCATTTCAGCATCGCCGCTATGTTGCTGTCAGGCGCAGCCGCCGCCCGGATCATCTGTACCCGCACGTCATCCATGTGAAAAATAAGATCGTGGGCCAGGACTCCGCCAAATCCATTGATAACCCAGGTCTGGTCGGAATACTTGCATCGATCGCCCAGCCGTTTACAAATGCTGACATAAACGGCTGACGATGGCCCTAGCCCCACGATCGAGACGTGCATTTACGGGTTCGCCGTCGGCGCCACGTTCGCTTGATGCAGCAACGCCGTGATCGAGACTGGCGTGCCGGCCGTGGTAGTCGACTTGACTCCGCATTGCACATACCGCTTGGCGCCGCTGTAGCCGATCCGCTTGGTCACGTTCTTGGACACGCCGGATGTGCGCGTGGCCGCAGCTGCCAACCCGGCCAGCAATTCAGTGCCGAGCAGATCGGCATCCGCGACCGAGGTCATCGTGCCGGTAACGTCGCCCTCTTTGACCAGCACCGTGAAAAGAGCCGTGGTGGCCGTCACGGTGCCGTAGGCGACCAGGAATTCGACGCCGCCATAACCCTGCGTATCGATGACCTTGCCGACTTGCCCGGTGCCGGTGGTGCCGACAGCGACCGGCGCCACACCGACCACCGTTCGGACTTTCGCATGAAGATCGAACATTTTTGCGTCCTTTCGGTGGTTAGATTAGCTCGTGCCGAACTTCAGGAACTTGATGGTCTCGCTGTTCATGATCGAGCCACCAAGCCGCTTCGTGGTGTAAAACCCGATGTAGGGCTTGTTCGAGAACGGGTCCCGGATCGTGCGCACGCCGATGCGATCGACGATCAGGTAGCCGCGCTTGAAGTTGCCGAACGCGATCGCGAGCGCATTGGTCGTCGTGTAATCAGCCATGTCCTCGGCCTCGGTCACCGGATAGCCAAGGATCGTATCTTCGATGCCCGGAGCGCTGGTCGGATTGAAAATGTAGCGGCCGACCGAATCTTTCATCGCCATGACGGCGAATAGCGTGTTTTTGTTCATCACCCACCAGCAACCGTCGCGGTAGCCTTTTTTCATGCGGCCTACCAGCGTGATCAAATCGTCGGTCGGATTGACCGTCGTGCTGGTCGTCTTGAAGGCCCCGTTGCTGCCGGTGAACGTGTACTCCAGCGTTCCGAATGCGCGGGTCGCATCCGCCGTGGCCGCCGTCGGGTAGGTCGTGAACCCCCTCGGCTGCTGCACGCCCGTTCCATTGCAAAAGGCCGCACCCTCCGCCCGCGCGAACTCGAGCGTCACTTCATCACCAAGCCAAGACTCCGCATTGAAAAACACGTCGTCCAGCATCTGTTGCGTGGCCTGCGGGAATGCATAAATCTCGCCCATCGGCGGATTGATGTCCTCGAACGTCGGCGTCGCGGTCGAGGTGCGGGCCGCTTTCTCCCCGACCCATCCGCTGGCGGTGCCGTGGATGTTCATGAGCTTGTGATAGTCCGGCGTGCTGATCTGCACCACGCTGGCAAGGCTGCGGATCGGCGAGATATTGACCAGCGTCGCCTCGATCATCGCGTCGATCACCTTTGGCACGGCAAAGCCGCCGTCCGGGCCGGAGCTGATATTCATGGCTTTGATTTCGCCGTCCGGTAGGCCGAGCATCGCCGACCAGGCTTTCACCTCCAGGTCGAATAATTCGTTGGTACCGCGATTCTTGCGGATGTAGGTGTCGAAGCCCTTGCGGTGCGCTTGCTGCACCTCGGTATCGACGTAGCCCTTGAGCTCCACGCCGTTGATGTAGTACGGCGCGGCAAGGCGCTCGCCGCTACCGAACTGAGGCCGCTTCATCTTGGCCTCCATCACCTCGATCAGCTTTTTCTGCTCGCCGAAATCCTTGGTGATGGCATCGATTTTGGCGAGCACATCGGCCGGCACGGTGCCGTTTTTCTTCAATTCCTCGATGCGCTGGTCGTTGGCTTTCTTGAAGTCCTCGAAGGCGCGGTTACTCGCGTCGATCGCGGATGTCAGCTCCGAAAGATCGGACATTTTGGACCCTCATGATGTGGGTTAGGCTCTGAAAAGTGCCATCCTGCGTTTTATGGCAGCGATGACGTCCTGTGCCTCTTTGTCCGGACCCACATCACGTAGCCCGAGCGCTTTCACACGCGAGACGAACTCGCGCGCTTGCGACCCCGTGAAGCCACCCACATCACGTAGCAGCTTTTCGGCGGTGCGCGGATCGGAGAAATCGAAAGACTTCACCGAAGAAATCGAGGCCGCACCCTGCATGGGGAACGTCACGGGGGAGACCTCGACCAGATGAACCTGCTTGAGCGTGCGACGCGGCTCGTTTTCCTTGGTGCCGCGCACAAAATCCTTCGCCCGGTAGCCGATCGACAGGCCGCTCAGGGCGTTCTCTTTCATGGCGCCATAGATCCGCTTGCCGGACTCGGTATCCAGATTGATCAGGCGCCCTTTGGCCTGCAAGCCGTGCGAGTCCTCGCTCATCGAGCTCCACTTGCCGATGGGCAGCAGGTCCTCGGGGGCCGGCGATGACAGAAAGCCGCCCATGCCGCCGTGGTTCAGCAGCATTTTCGGCATGTCGCCGGCCTTGTCGTACTCGGAGAGCGTCTGCTTGAATGCGCCTGGAATGATCAGGTCGCCGCCGTCGTCCTCGCGGTTGAAGACGCTCGCGTAGCCCTCGAACACGCCTTTGGTGGAAGGTCCAGTCTCGGTGAAGTGATACTCGAGCACCGGCCGGCCCTCTTTGAACTCCAGATCGGCGAAATCCGTGTTTTTCATGATCGGGTCCTAGCGGTCAGCGCCATTTTCTGGAAAGGGCCTCCAGCAAGGCGGAAAGGATCGCGGCGCGCTTGCGATTGGTCGGAATCCGGCTGTCGATTTCGGCGAAGGCGACGATTCCCGCTGCTGCACCCTCGGTGCTGCCCTCGCCTGCGATGGACACGAGTTCGATCGTGCCCGTACCGTGAAAGTCCTGCTGCCCATTGGCGCTCGTCGCTGAACCGGCCACATCGTAAACCGGTACGGCTGGCTTGGCGAGCCTTGCCCCGGCGCCGGGCGCCAGACGACGGCCAAATGTCCGGCCAAACCGATCCCCACCGCCACCACCAGCTGTGGGGCCTGGAGCCCGATGGATCACCCAATCTAGGGTCGCAATGGTGGCCTGTACGGCGGTCAGGACGAGGTGGAACGCTCGACCAAAGGCGAGGGCGGCGGCCGAGCCCTGTACAGCGGCGAGGCCGACGCTAACGGCGCGCTGAATCGAGGCGGCGCTCGCCTGGCTTGCTGCGCGGGTGATGCTCACGGCCTTGACAAGGGAGGCGGTCGAACCGGAGACGGCGGAGCGAACCACGCCGACGGACTTAATGAGAGACGCGACGGTCGACGAGGTCGCGGATTTGGTGATCAGGGCCGATTTCGACAAGGCCGCCGCGGTGCTTTGGGTCGCTGAATGTACCAAAAAGACGCTATTTCGCAGTGTCGCGGCGGCTGACTGAGCGGCGCTCATGACTTTTGAGGCGGATTTGACCAGGGCCGCGCCGGTTGCCTGTGCGGCGGAGTGCGCGACGCTCACCGCGCGAATCATCACGGCGCTGCTCGCCTGCGTCGCGGTTTTCGTCGCGGAGACAGCCTTCGCGATGGATGCGGAAGTGGCCTGCGTCGTAGTGAGGGTCAATGTGAACTGCTGCGCGACTGCGCCGCCTCCTATCGCCCAAGTCGGCGTCAAAAAGCGATTCGGAATGGCGCGCGCTGGAGATGTGCCGGGCCAGATGACCCGCGAGAGCTGCGTTCCAATGCCCTGAGCAGTCGCAGCACCGGTCGTGCCGGATATTGGGACTTCGGATACGGCATCATGGCCGAGCAGGGCCATGCGTTCACCACGAGATGATGATTACGATGCCATCACCACCGCGACCGCCAAGACCTCCCGTGCCGCCTGTGAACATGGCGCCACCACCGCCGCCACCGGAACCGATGCCGCCACAGCCACCCACAGCACCGGCGCCAGTGCCAGTGGGACCGCTGCCACCGCCTCCACTTCCACCAAAATGCGCCCTCGGCCAAGTACCACCGCTAAGCACATACCCGCCTGAACCAGCTATTCCAGGATTCGTCGTCGCACCGCCCGCACCACCTGTAAGCGTGGGGAAAATCCCGGCTCCAGTGACATTACCACCCGCCCCACCCGTTCCAGCCGTGGCAATTGATCCGCCGCCCGCTCCTCCAGTCAAAAATACTCCAGTAGTTGAGAGGATACTGTTACCTCCAGCTGCCGCAGTCGTGGCCGCTCCACTGCCACCGCCGCCAGATCCTCCTATTTGTTGCATTAGTCCTGATCCTGCTAGACACATGGAAGTAACGGACAAGGCACCACCGCCGCTGCCTGCAGAGGCGGTGCCAGATGCCACGCCAATAAGCCCGGCTCCGCCGCCATTAACAAGAACAAGCGTGTTATTGGCGACCGTATCTGGGGAGACCGCTACCCGTGTTGCAATACCGGCACTGCCGCCGCCTGCCGATCCACCAGCGCCTCCGACTCCCACACTAACAAACAAAACATCTGGAAGGAAAAAGGCTGGGATCTGCAGCACGGCTTGGGCAGATGAACCTCCTCCCGAGCCACCACTTGCACCGCTGGCAGCCCCAACGAATCCGGCTCCTCCGCCTCCCCCACCCGCAAGGCCAAAGATGTAGCACATGGAAACGCCGCGCGGTTTTTTCCAAATCGACCAACCGACGCCAGCAGCCGCTGCGTTGGCATTGAATATCTGCACATCTCCCGTGAACTTCGATGGAGTGTGAAAAAAATCAAGCACTCAATATCTCCCGGCGATGGCCGTGACCACCCATCCTGCAGCAACCGTGGTGCCAAGACCGACATAGATCCTGAATCCGGCCGGCAGCACGAATCCCATTGGATAGTCCAGATCAATGGTCGAAGCAGTCGCAATCGCGGTAGTCGCCGGCAGACTCAATTCGCCATAGAAGACGTTATTGGTAGCTGTCGTTGGGCCGGATCCGTTGTTTAGGAAGATGCGCGCCACACTCGCGACATTGGTCCCGCCTGCTTTGAATCTCAATCGCTCAACGTATGAGCCATTGGTAGCATCGGCAGTGAACACCAGAGAATTGTTTGCCCCGGCGCCTGTATAGTCGTTCGCGGCCGTCAGAATGAGCGCGTTCATCCCGGTGCCGGAATTGTTAGATACGTCGCCCTTGGCGGAGAAGATTGGATCGGTATTGGCGGGCATGCGTTTCCCCTCAAGGCATCATGAAGCCGCGCGCTTGCGCGTAAACAAATCCAATGTTCGCGTTATCGACGTCCTCGGCCGCTGCCGTGACAAACACATCCTTGATACCGGCCTCGAAGTTGACCAAAGCACCAGCGTTGCTACTGCCGCGCACCATGTCGCGCGTTAGTGTCGTGGTGCCGTTGAAGGTGCCCTTGCCCACTTCCCAGTTGCCGCCGAGCTGATCGGCTATGCAATAGCTCACAAAAACCGGCGAAGCACCGAAGGCGGTTGCGAACGACTGGAAACCAGCCGGAGGAACGCCGGAGAGCGTGACGGAGCCGGTCCCGGTCGTGGTGGTGATGTCTTTGACCCGGTCCGCGAAAAGGGGCATGGGCTCCCTCGCGGCTCAGTTCATCAATTCAAGCGCGAACTGATGGCACAGGATCGAATTGGAGGCGCTTGCGACCGACCACGTAGCGAAGAAATCGACCTGTTGCAGCGCTGTGGAATCAAAGCCTGTACCGACAGCGGGTGCTGTATCTGGCAGCACATCCACGTTATCGCCTCCAGTTGCGACGGCTGCACTTCCGATAATCGCGCGTGTTTTCCATTCTGCTGTGCTCAGCATGTTGGCACTGGTGCCGGATCCGATCGCCCGGCATGTCATTTCTGCATTGAAGCGCCAGCTTGCATTCGTCTGAGCCGTCACGTTCAAATTCATCGCGCCCGTCGTGAACACGATCACCGAGCCGAAGCGGATATCGAGCGTAAGCGTGCCTGGCGCGGCGGTGAGCGTGCTGATGCGGCCGGAGGCGAACACGCGCAGCATCTTGCCGATCGCGTTGAAGAAGTACGGCGGCAGCGTGATCTTGCGCGCAGCCGGCAAAATGCTCGTCGGCGTAGTCGTGTTGCTGAGCGCCGCACCATCCTCGCCTGTTGCGAGTGGGCATTCGACGTAGCCCTGGCTCATGAGAACTGCACCTTGTGCGTAAAGGCGATCGAGTCCGATGCGTTCAAATTGATCACCGAGAAATCCGAGTGCACAAACATGTTGCCGCCCGTGATGCCGCTCTGCCCGGGCGGATTGCCAGGCGTCACCGTATCCGACACTGCGATGGTCGAGATAGCGGAGGATCCGTTCTGCGCCCGTGTTACGGTCAGCGCGGTCGTCCCGCTGCCGGCCGTAACCTTCATGACCTCGGTGCGGATCTGGATGTAGTTGTTGTTGCCAGGCGTGAAGGTCGCGGCGGTGTTCAGCGTCGTGGCCGAGTTGGATGCGACTACTCCGCCAGCCGCGACTGCCGCCACCGCCGGCTGCGTGGCCGAATCGAAGGCGCCGAACTCGGTGATCGCGCGCGTGGTGCTCGCGGTGATGGTGCCGACCAGCTGGTAGGTGTCGTTGCTGGTGGTCGTGGTCACCTGCGAGCTAGTCGCCGTGACACGCGCCTCTCCGGATTCCTGAAACATCGCGATATCGGTCGCGGCGGCGGTGAGCGCCGATGGATTTAAGCCCCACGTCACGATCTTCGGCTCGGCTTGAGTGGGCGAGGCGCCGATCATGCGGCCGGTGTAAATCTCCTTCGCCTTGCTGGTGATCGCGTTAGCCATGGGCTACCTTTCGCCTGACGGCGGATAATAACGGCCCTTGACACCGCGCACCCAGCGATACCACAGGCGCATGAGCGGGTTACGGTGCCAATAGGAGATAACTCCAAGGTCCTCACGACTGCCGTCGGCGCGGATCACGACCGCCGACAGGGTCGCCGACTGAGCCTGCTTCGTGTTGAATTCAGCCACGGGCGGCCTTGGGAACAGAATGGACGAAATTTCCTATGCTCACCTTGGCCCCCAGCGCAATGTGCGTTGTGTTCACCTCAAGATTGGCGCCATTGCCGTGCATATCAATGGTGCCGTCGAGCACGACGGTCTCGCCGTCGCTGCGGTAGGCGCGAAACCATGCGGCTTCGCCCGTCGCAATCGCTTCCGCCGTCTTCAATGCCTTGAATTGGACTCTTCCGTCGGATGATTGCCTGGCGGCGACAGAATCGAAGCGTAATTTCGCAAGCAGCGTGCCATTCAACGGCGAATCGGCATTAGCGGGCTGAGAACCGGTAAAAATGCACAAATAGCCGTCGTTGAGCATCGCGGCGAGCGCATCAGCCTGCATATTGACCGCGGCACTGCTCAATTGGCTGTTTTTAGGCACTTGCGACCGGCTCGCGCACGATTTCTGCGCCGATAATTTCGCGATTTTCGTCAAAAACGAACTCCAAACGCTGGCGCGACTCGTCTTCGTTCAGCTCCTTGGTCACGTGAATCGTCACCGGAGCAGGCTCCGAATGGACGTTCACGACAGGTTGCGACGGGAAACTGTGCACCAAAGCGAGCTTGCGCTCCACGCTTTGCATCGAATCGGTGAGTTTTGCGACCGCATCCGAGGGCGGTTCGCTCTTGATCGGAGCCGTGTCGGGCTTCGCAGGCTGTGGCACCGGCATTTTCGTGCCATCGGTCATATTGAGCGGCATCATCGGAATGTCAAGGCCAACAATTGGGTTGAGCAGGATACCAAGCGAGGATTCGATGGCGCGCGCCTCGTTGCGGGTCAACCAGCCTGTCAGAATGCCGTCCTTGTAATACGCCGAGCGTGCCGCAGCGTCCCCACGGAACATGGCGGATATGTCGAACGACACGCCGTAGGTTTTGCGCTCTTCGCGCGTGATCAGATCGCGCCGGATCGCCTGCTCTATGCGCGTGAACCACGGCATCAGGCACAGCGTCACAAATTCAAGCCCTAACTGCTCGATGTTGGAGAAGGTCGCCTTCTCCAGATCGTTGATCAAGTGCGCCGGCACGCGATAGATGGCCGCGATCTCGCTACGCTGATACTTGCGGGTTTCGAGAAACTGAGAGTCCTCCGGCGTGATGCCTATTTTGGTGTACTTCGTGCCTTCTTCAAGGATCGCCGTCTTGTGCGCGTTCTCTCCACTGCTTGCCAGGTCAAACGATTCCTTCATGCGCTTGAGCGCCTCGTCCGACAGCTTCATCGGGACTTCGAGGACGCCGCTCATCTTGGCGCCGTTGCGGAAGAGCTGCCCGCCAAATTTCTCCGCAGCGAGCGCCAGTCCTATCGATTCGCGCGCGTAGGCGATCGGCGAGATACCGAGCCAGCCGTTCAGGGTCAGTCCGCGCACATGGAACAGCTCGCCGGGCCCCATGTCCTTGAACGAGCCGTCCGGCATCGTGATCTGGTAGTTCAGGGCAAAGCCTGTCTTCATGGTCACGTTCACCATGTCCGGATGTAGCGGCAAAAGCTCGGCCACATCGCCAGAGCGCGTCTTGTTGATCCATGCATAGCCGTTGCCGCGCAGGCATAAAGCGGCGACCAGCATTTCGAAGAATTCGACCGAGGTCTGCCATTCGTTCGGCTGGTAGCGCAACAGATCGTAGAGCGAATGATCGAGCGCCGGAGTGCGTTTGGCGCCGGCGCCCTGCTGGTAGACCGTGCATGGGAGCATCGCGATCGACTCGGCCAGCACCTTGACGCAGGCGAACACGGCGGCGGACTGAAGGGCGGTTTGAGGATTCACGATGACCCCAGAAGAGGCCGCCCCTCCGCCAAATGCCCAAGCCAAATATCTTTCTAAAGTGCCCCAATCAGGGGAACTGCTTTTTTTCAACCACGCAGCGATTTTCCCAGCGAAACTCATCAGTTCGTTCCTGCCGCGTGTTGTTTGAGCGCATTTGAAATCTCGTGTATTTTCTCCGCACCCCACGTATTCATCATCACGTTTAATCCATAAAGCACGATGCGCACGTTATCTCGCGTATAGCCTCTAGTCGAATCGATGCGATCGATTGATGGATTGTAGAAATTTTTGTTCTTGCGCGTGCCGAATCGAACGACGAATTGAATCCCCGTCATCTCGCAGCGGCCAGCCGCGACGCGAGCAACGATGTCAGCACAATCCAGATCAAATTCTTGATTGGCAGCTTTCGCGCGTGACCTGACTAGCTCAAACATGCGACGGCCAGGATTCTTTTGATATCGTTTGCGCTCATGTTCAGGATTGGCATCGCGCCAAGCTTTTTGAGTTTTCCAATAATCCGTCTTCTTCGTGTGCCACCGCGCACGATTATCGGCCAGCCTTTGCTGATAGCGTTCGGGGGTCATACGCTCAGCACTCCGCGCTCTTCGTACACGCTGCGGCCGGCGCTCTGACTCGGCATCACGCCCACCGCCATGGCCAGGGCCACCATGCCGTCGATACGGCCCGTCATCTGGTGCTTGTCGAACTTGCGCGCGCCCGATTCGCCCACGATCTTCGCGTTGGCCGCGCACATGCGCAAAATCGGATGATTGCCGTGGCGCAGCCGGCCGTTGAGCAGCATGACCTCGAGCTCGCGCAGCGCCGGCGTCATGCTTACTGTGCCCTGCCCGAAGTCCTCGAACTTGGCGAGCTCGGCCTCGGAAAACCCGGCCTTGACCAGCCACGCGCGCAGGTGCTTCATGTTGTAGCGGTCAAAGCCGATCGCCTGCACGTTGTAGCGGTCGAAAAATCCGCGCAGGTGCTCGGCCACGAACTCATACTCGATCGCGCTGCCCGGCGTCGTCTGCAGCAGGCCCTCCTTGGCCCACAGGTCATAGGGCACCCGGTCCCGCCGCGCCTTATCGGCCAAGCCCTCGCGCGGCAGCCAGAAGGTGCAATGTACCCCGCCGGTATCGTCGACACTGACGAACGCGGTCAGATCGTTCACGCTGGAGAGGTCCAGCCCGCACCAGACCTTGCGGTCGGTGAGCTCGCCCGGATCGGCCTCGTTCATGGCCCACACGCCACGCGAGACGAAGGGCGAGCGCATCTCGACCCGCCGGTTCAGCACCAGATTTTCATATTCCGGCTGGCGCGAGGCCATGCGCTTGGCATCCTGCGCCATGGCCCGTACCTCGGCCTGATTCATGAACAGGTCGAAGGCCGGGTTGGCGGCCCGGATCGCCTCGTCGGAGAACGGATCCTCGATGTCCTCCGGGGCCGATTGAAAGCGCAGCACGGTGCGCGGATCGTGGCCGGCGCGCGCATCGTCGATCAGGATGCTCAGCAGGTCGTCGTCCTTGGGCGCCTGAGTCGATATCACGATCGATAGCGGCTCTTCCTGCGCCGCAGTGGCCGTTTCGAGCGCCTCGTACAGCTCGCTGCGCGGGCCACGCACCTTGCCCAGCTCGTCGTGCACGAGCAGCGACGGCGAAATACCGAAGGCGGTCGCGGCCTCGGCCGAAAGCGCGCGGTACAGCGTGCCAAGGTCAGGGCAGAACAGCTGCTTGTTCGTGTCGCGGATCACCACGCAGCTTTGCAGCTCGATCGACATGCGCACCATCTTGGCGGCCAGCGAGAACAGGATCGCTGCCTGCTCGCGCGACTGCGCGGCGCTAAACAGCTGGCTGTTCTGGCGTGCCTCAGGCCCACACAGGTGCAGCAGCAGGATCATGGCCGATTCGGTCGTCTTGGCGTTCTTGCGGCCCCGCGAAATGATGGCGCGCCGCGTACCCACCGGGTTGTCATAAATGGCCCGGAAGTCATCGCGCATGAACTCGGCCAGCTTGAGCTTGCGGCCGACGAATCGGCCCTCCGGAATGACGAGGTAGCGCTCGCACCAGGCGATATTGCGCTCGGCTCTGGACGGCTTGCCGCGGCGTTTCATTCGGCCTGCCACGGCTTGAACTTGGCGCCCTTGTCGGCGTTGCGCCCCACCGTTCCCGGCGCGGCCCGCGAAGATGGCGTCAGACGCAGCTTGCCGGCCAGTAGCGCCACACTGCGCGCGGCCCGCTCCTGCATCGCCTGCAGCGCAGCCCAGCGCCGCATGGTCGTCGTGTTCTTGGTGCGCCCGGTGTCGAACTTGGTGAGCTCGGCCGCGATCTGGTTGGCCAGCGCTGCGACGCGGCAATATTCGACCAGCACCGGGTAAGCCTCGGGCGCTATCAAATCGGCGCCCCGCGAGCCGATCACCGAATCCCAAATCCTTGCCTGGGCAGGCGTCAAACCCTGCGGATGGGCCGCAACCGCCTGCGGGGACGCCGGCGCAACGACCGAAAGAGCCGCCGCCGATGTCCTCCCACGAGTGCCCATGGTGCTATGCGGCAAAAGGAAGGTTTATGGGAGAAGTGG